AAGCCCTGCAAGATTTCTCTGTCTTGTTACTCTCTGTAGCTCTTCTAATCCTTTTTCTTTTGCTATTTTGTCGCAGAACGCAATTCCTTCATTTCTGCCCTGCATTATATAATCTTGTTTACTCATACTATCTACCTATCTCAGACAGCTTAACTTTCTACCTGAAACAGCTTATACTGATCACATTTCTATAATTTCTTGCCCGATCATATAAACTGCCGTGATTCTTCTCTCGTGATTTGAAAAATTGTAATACCAAATCTAGTTTGTGAAAAATAAAAATACAAAAAACCTGAAAAATATGTTTACGTTTGCTTGCTTCGTTAATAGTTACTCGAAAAATCTTAATCAGATAGAAAGTTAAGCTGTCTGATCGTACTCCTTTCTGCCCACTGCCTAAGGCAGCAGGCTCATGGCTTATACTGGCTGTTTCTTATGCGGTTAATAGTTACTGTGGTATATAATTCAGTCCATCCGGCTGATCTCTGTCCGCATATGTGATCATCTTTTTACGCCCTGTCGCTTAAGATCATCCCGAACCCCACAACTACCACGACTATTACTACGACTTTTAGCAACAATCTTAGGTTGTTGGTTGCTACGGACAGAGATCAACCGGATGCTTTATTTTTTCTTAGCTTGCAGCAAGCAACTTATTAATAAAATACTGCTGCCCTTTACCAGTAACCTTTGTAGTCTTTCTGATCTTTGTCGTTCCATCCGGATTTGTGATCGTTCTTTCTTCAACTTCAAACAATCCCATTTCCATGCTCTTTTGTGTTGGCATATTCCAACTTGGACCTCTTCTTTGGATTAAATATCCGTTATTTCTGAGTTTTTGAAACAGTCTGTTTTGACCAATATCAATTCCTTTTTGCTTAAGAATTTTTGCTAAATCTCCGATCAGAATAGAATCTTTACTCGCTGTTACTGCATCAGCAAATATCTCCTTAGGCTTCATACGTTCATTATCTTCAATCAATGCAGCTTTCTCTGTCTTTAATTTGTCTATTGTTCTATCAGCCATCTTTAATGCTCTCGCAAAGATCTGTTCTGGTGTATTCCAGGCTTTTTCTAAGTCAAGGAAGTACTGTCTAATCTGTTTTCCCTTTTCAGTTCTAGACATTAAACAAATATGTTTTGCCATATCTACAGACATTTTATAATCCTGTAGTTCGCGTTGTGCTCCATTGTTTACAACCGTACCTGTAAGTACACTTGTAAAATCTTCGTTTTCTACGAATCCTTGTGAATTTGATTCAAACCAAGCTGAGAATCTTTTATTAATCTCAAGTGCTTCGTGTAAATCCCTTGCTGATACTGTTGGTTCTTCTGTATCGTAGTTAACAGGAATTAAATTATCCATACGTTATGTCATCTCCTAACTGTTTCTTTAACAACTGCTTCTCCAGATTCTCGTAATCACAATCTTTGAATTCTCGCTGTGTAAAATTGTGTATAGTTTCTTTTTTCTTTGGCTTCGGTGTTGATTTCTTCCGTTTCCTTGATGTAGGGAAGAAACTCTTATATCCTCCACCAAATGCTTTTCTTACAATGCCCAACTTATCAGAATCATTCTCAGCCAGAGAATCTAGTTCTTCTTTCAAGGCATTGATCTGTTCTGCAGATAATGTTGGGCCAGTATGATTCCTCATATCAAGATAAAGACAGAACTCTCTGTTCAGATCTGGATTGCTATAATAATATTTACTTTCCTTTACTTTACTTTCCTTTATGGATTCTTCTCGGGAATTATCATTATTTTTCTTGGAATTATCCGTATTATTCTCAGAATTATCTTCAAAATGGGTAACTTTAATAAAAGGTTCTGTTTCTTCTTCATTTAAAAGCCAGAACCTGTCGACTTTTATTGGATTCTTCTTAGCTCTTGTTTTTACTGCTAACTGGAATCTCTTCTGTATTCCGGCAGAAGTCAGGACAGCGTCCGACTGGAAAAGCTGTTTATCAAACATCGACCGTTCCAATAAGAATGTCAAGACTTGCTTCACCTTATCACTATTCATGTTCAGATCATCTGACACGATATAGTAAAAATCATCATCTACAATGATGTAATATCCATTTCTATATATTTCACAAAGAAGATAAATGAAAATTGTGATCCCGTCTGCTCCATATCTGGATTTCAAGATCTTTATCTTCCTGTCCGAAAAGAAATCGCAATCCAAAGAAAAATAATCGATGCCTTGTTTTTTCTGTCTGGCCAAAACGATTCTCCTTTTCCTATTTGATTTCTTCTATCTCTACTTCAACTCGTGGGTCCTCTGCATAATGCTTTTCCATATGCAGCGTTACAACCTGCGTATCATCCCTGTATGCTAGTTTATTCAAAGCATCAAGAATACTTTTTGCAATGTTATCAATGTCTGGTTTCTTCGTTGGAAACATAAGATCTTCCAACATCTGTTGTTTCTTTTTCCTGCTTGTACTCTTAACGATCGGATAATAAGCTATGATCGTTACTTTTAAGGGCTGTCCGTCATTAAAAATGATGTTGTTTGATTCCTGCCTGTAACAGCACTTAATCAGATTCTCATACAACATAGTACCTTCTGGCGTATATGAGAAAGTTCCACCACCTTTACTACGGACAGTTCTTGCCCTGGCTTTTCCTTTCGGTGCACCAGGGACTGTAAATCTAACTGTCTCCATAACTGTTACCCGATGATCGTGATCACTTTTAACAGTTCTTTCGGTAAATTCTCTGTTAAATATTTCTTGATAGCATCTACAGCTTCATACTTCCAGAGACCCCCATCAGCTTCTACTAACTTAAACATTGGCTGTCCATCGGAACCTTCTCTGATTCGAAAGATAAACTTGCTTTCTGGCTGTTCTACTTCCAGGAAGGTACGATATGGGCGAAGTGTTACTGGATTTGGTACGATCACATCTTCTTTTCCTGCAATACCTTTTGTGATCGTAGCTTTCTGGCTGACTCCATCATCTCCATAGTTGGCCACTGTTTTATTTTCTACGTTTCCGGCAACTGAAAGAATCAGTTCTGTTTCATCACCCTGTTTAAAGGCAGTCTGCATATTAATTACAAACGCTTCCTGATCATAGTAGTGATCGAAATCAAAACCATTTGGATTTGTATCTACGCGGAATAATTCTTCTCGATTTCTTTCCTGTGTAAGACCAGATAGTAATCTTACTCTTGTTGGAGATTCTACGTGAATGATCATAGATTCTCTTAACTCTTCACTCTTTCCACTGATATAATCGATCAGAGAATTAAGACTTGTAGCTGTCAATGGTTCTGCAAACTCTTCTCTGTCATATCGTGACATAGATTTATCGCAATAAGTCTTTCCTGCGATTTTTACAACGTGTGGCTCTCTTGCACTGTCTGTCAATTCTTCGATCTTTTCGATTGCTTCTCTTAAAAATGTATTATCCATTGTTATGTATCCTCCTATGCCTGTTTTGCTTTTCTTAAATTAATGACTTTGCTGCTTGGTTCGTAGATCTCTCCAGTATCCGGATCAAAAGCTTTCGGTGTTTCATCTTCTTCCTGGTCGATCACATCATCAACATTCATCTGACCAGGAATCTGGTTAAAGATTTCAACCGCTTCAACCTCTCCGGTGCGAAGATCTCTGCCCATACTCAGTGCTGTTGTAGCTCCAAGTTCTGGTGCAAGACTTAACTTTGTTTCTACCGTAGTTGCCACAAAGTTTCTTTCATCGTTTGGCCGGAAACTGATTGATACATTGATCTTTCTGACCTTCTGCGCATCAGTGTTCGGATCCTGAACATTTTCAGTGATCTTTTCTAATGCCTTATTAAGCTGTACTGAAAGTTTCCCTCCTGCAAACTGTTCTAAGTTAATATGTTTCATCGTGTTGCTCCTTTCTTTTATTTAAAGAACTGCTGTGGTTCTTCTTTTGTTGTTTCTTCCTGTAGTTCCTGTTTTTCTGGTTCAGGTGTTTCCTCTGCCGTTTCCTGCAGATCCTGATCTGCTACAATATTTTCTTCTGAAACTGTATCTACATAATCTTTTGTTCCATCTTCATGGATCACCGCCATATCAGATTCCATTGCATTCTGCATATCAATGCTCATGATTCCCCATTTACTGATCAGCTGGCGAAGCATTGTCTTATAAGCCATTCCATCAAAATCTTTCTCCCAGAATGTATATCCTTTTTTTGCTGCATACCCTTTGGAATACTTTAATGCATGTGCTTCCATTTTCTTTTTGGACCAGTACATAGCTTTTCGGAAACCGTTTGTATATTCAAACATTGCATAGTATCCGATCGTCTTTGCTTCTTCCCTTACTTCCTCATCATCGATCAGATTTACTTCGATTTCTTCATTCAGTGGATCAAATCGAACCAATTCCCCATCCTTAATTGCCAGAACGTTTAGTTTTTTGTACTGCCCTGAGCGGATCGCTAACTGAATGTATCCTTTATAACCAAGCTGAAACTGTGCTTCTTTACATCCTTTTTTGTTGTTTCTGAATGGAACCATGTAATACTGTCCAAGCTGTGGTGATGGAGAGAGTTTTAAAGACTCTCCAAGTAGTGCAGCACTTAAGATTGATGGATTTGTACATTCCTGTAAATCTGAATTAACCTGTACTGCAGATACAATAGAAGCAATGAAACGATCTCCGTTTTTACCACCGACTACATTATTAATCTGATTTTTTACAGCATCATTTGTAAGATATGCCGTTAATCCTGTTTTCTGCTGTCTGTTTGCTAAACTGTTTCCAACTGCCATCTTATAATTCCTCCTGACTTATGATTTCAAATTCTTCACATGTTTTCTTAAGAATACTGATCTTCGCATTCGCTTCATCAAAGTTGTGTTCTTTTACAACACAACGAAATGTAATCGCTACAGTTCTTTCTTCCGTACGTTTAGGTTTTGGAACTTCTGCCGGTTCTTTTGGCATCTCTGATGCTTCTTTGCTTTCGCCAGCAGATGCCACTTTCTGCGCTTCTTTTTTTAACTGTTGCTGTCTCTGCTCTTCCTTCTGCTTCTGCTCTTCCTCAAATAAGGCTTTCTTCTTGGCGGTCTCCTCTAACTTCTGTTTCTTCATCATTGCAGCGTTCAGATCAAAAGCTTTCAGATATTCTTCTTTCATTTCAAAAACATAAGGACTTGTATCTGCATTGATTACTTTCAGATCGCTGTCAACTTTATCTCTGATCTCTGCGATCTCTGTTGTGATAGATTTCAATGTCGTTGATACATTTAACCAAGAATCCTTATAGATTTTTTCAAATGGAATCGTGCGATCAAGATCACCGATTGTCTTTGAATAGATTCCCTTGATTTTCTCTAATTTTTCTTGCCGTGTTGCTTCTTCGTATCCTTTGATCTGGATGTCAATGTTTCCAATCGCTTGATCAACGATGCCGATCAGTTCTTTTTCCTGTTCTTCAAAAGATGTGTATGGCTGCATGACCTGTCGTTTGATTTCTTTTCTTTTGTTCTCTAATGCGGTTACAAATTTTCGAAGATTAGCACGATCCTTTTTTGCATCCTTAATCTGATCTGCTGTATAGACCAGATTCATATAGTCGTTTGCTTTCTTCTGGATCTCTGTTTTTAACTCTTCATAATTCCAATCAATCTCTTTCAGGAATCCTTCTTCCTGTGGATTGTATATCTTAAATTCCATATGTTTCTCCTTTATTGATTCATCTGATCTGTATCCCGGTAATGAACTATATGGAGAAGCCGAATTACTTACTTCATTTTTCAATGATATTTACTCTACTCTCCAAAATCGTTCCGATTCAGATTTTGTTACAGATGCGCCGTTTTAATCACCTCTTCACGAGTCATATTTAAGATGACTTCAATATGTTCAACCGTCAGGTTATTGCCTTTTAAAATCTCAACAATTTTATTTACAATAGCCTGATTTTCTTTTTTCTTTTCTTGAACCTCTTTCATATATTCATCGTATCGATTCATAACAATTTCTCCTTTTATATTTCTGGAAGAATCAAGTTTGGCTGTTGCCTTCTTTGAACTTTCTGCCAGAACTCTTCTTCTGCTTGTCTTAATATCTCAATATCTTCTTCTACGTCTGATCGCTCAATATGGTAATCTTTTGTCTGCAACCTTATCTGCCCTTGCCATTCTGACTTTAGCTGTGCCCGAAGCTCAACGAAATCATATTCTGTAACAAGTAGATAGTGCAAAACCTGTATGTAGTAGTTATCAGGGATTCGATCATTCCATTTTTCTCGCTGCATACTTTGTAGGATATTTGTAGTCTTGATCTCTAAGATTCCCTTTCTTCCATCCTGATCTGTAAGCTCTCCGTCCAAGGAAGCATGTGCCCATTGATATTTTTCATTTCTGATCATGTTGTCTCCGAAGTATTCAACCTTGTATTCTGGATGGTCAAGAGCAAATAATTGTCTTAGTAGCGGCTCTGCATCATGTCCATACTTCACATAATCCTTATCTGAAATATCCGGAGCGATCCGCTGTCCTGTTTTTTCTAAATAAAGATCAGTGTTGGTTTTATATGGATTGAGTCCTAATACCGCAGATGCATCAGATCCACCGATTCCGTGTCTGGCATTTAACCAGGAATCAAAGGAATCGAACTGGATCCGTTTGATTCCTTTGCTGATCTCAATCTCCTGCATCTTTAAACCTCTTTCCCAATTCTTTTAATTTAGGAAAGACAAGATCAAACTGTTCTTCTGACATTCCACAAAACTCAATTCCTGCATTTCCATACTTTTCTCCAATAATCAA